CCTATTCAGATGTGTCAGCAATATACAGTAATTTAAAAAGTGGTGAAGGTGTAGAGAGAGGATACAAAACTTTAAAAACTTTAGAAGAAGATAAAACTTATAATGTAGAGGAATTATCAATGCATCATGGTTTAATGAATGCAGGTGATCCTTGGGACATTGCATTTAAGACAATAGGAGAGAAGGACAAATCATATATAATATCATTAGAAATGCATGGAGGGCTTGGAGTAGAGCCAAAAATTAATTTAAGCACAATACACATGGCAAAAGGTGGAGAGTGCGATAACGTAATGTTGATGACAGATTTATCTAGAGCTAATCAAGACGAAATGGAGATTGATTCTGATGATACAAATCGTGTATTCTATGTAGGAGCTACACGAGCAAAACAAGCACTACATATAGTACAACCGCAAAGAGAGAGAGGATTCATTATATGAAAAAAGAAGAAATTTTAGCTAAAGCTAAAGAGATCGTTTCTAATGACAGAAATGTATCACATGGAGATGCATTCAAGAATCATGCAGAAATTGCAGAGTTCTGGAATATATTTCTTGATAAGAAGTTACAACCAATGGCCAATATCACAGCTGATGATGTGGCTATTATGATGATATTATTAAAAATATCAAGGCACACACAAGGTGAAAAATTTAACTTGGATAATTTTGTCGATATGGCAGGTTATTCAGCAATTGCAGGAGAGATAGGTGACAGTGGATCTTTTTAATAGTAACGAAGTAAAATCAGAATGGTTACACCCTACAGAAACGCCTTCCATGAAGGGAAGACAGGTAGTGGCAATAGATTTAGAGACGTGTGATACAGATCTAAAGAAAATGGGTCCTGGTTGGCCTAGAAAAGTTGGAGACGTTATAGGTATTGCTATATCCAGTGGTGATTTCACTGCATATTACCCAATTGCTCATGAGGGTGGAGGTAACATGGATAAAAATATTATCCTAGATTACATTAGAGAGGTGTGTGAAGACGAATCTATACAAAAGGTATTCCACAATGCGCAATATGACATTGGATGGCTCAGCGTGCTTAATATCGAAGTTAAAGGGTATATTCATGATACTATGATTGCTGCTGCATTATTGAATGAGAACAGGTTTTCTTATACCTTAAACAGCATAGTTAGCGAGTATCTAGGAGAGTATAAGGACGAAAAAGTTTTAAAAGCTAAAGCTGAAGAATTAGGAATAGATCCTAAGGCAGAAATGTATAAGCTTCCGGCAGAGTTTGTTGGGGAATATGCAGAAGCGGATGCTCTTCTTACTTTCAGATTGCATGAAAAATTGATGTTAGAGATCAAAAACGATGCGCTTGAGACTGTTTATGACATGGAATGTAGATTGATTAGAGTTATCTTTAACATGACAAAACGTGGCGTTCGTGTTGATATGGATAGAGCCTTTGTTCTTAAGAAAAAGTTACATGTAAAAGAAAAAAATTATCTTAAAAGGATAAAAGATATCACTGGATCTGAGGTACAGGTTTGGGCAGCTAGGTCAGTGGCCCAGGCATTCGATAACGTTAATCTTGAGTATCCTCGTACAGCACTTGGTGCTCCTAGTTTTACTCAAACTTTCTTGGAAACACATAAGCATGAGCTTCCTCGTATGATCACTAAGGCTAGAGTTCTTAATAAATTACAAGGAACTTTTGTTGATGGTATATCTAAATATATTAGTAATGGAAGATTACACGCACACATAAACCAAATACGAGGTGATTCCGGCGGAACAGTTACGGGTAGGTTTTCTATGTATGCACCTAATTTACAACAGATGCCAATTAGAAATGAATTTGGGTCAGAACTTCGTAAAATATTTATACCTGAGCAAGGTGAAGAATGGTTGTCAGCTGATTATTCTCAACAAGAACCTCGTATTCTTACACACTTTGCTATTCTTAATAAGAATGAAGGGGCAGAACAAGTCCAGGAAGCTTTTGTAAAAGGATTAGATTTCCATAAACAAACAGCAGAAATGGCAGGTATTGATCGTAGATTAGCTAAGACTATTGGTCTTGGAGTTATGTACGGTATGGGATATAAAAAGATGGCTGTTGATTTAGATATTAGTCCAGCAGAAGCAAAAGATATGCTTAAAGAGTTCCGATCTAAAGTTCCATTTATGCAAGGAATGCTTGAAGATGTAATGAATAGGGCAAACAAAGTAGGAACAATTAGAACTTACCTAGGGAGAAAATGTAGATTTGATTTATATGAGCCTTCTTGGTATCAACCTGGTGTTTTTCATAAAGCTTTACCTTTAAAACAAGCTCAAGCTGAATATAATGGGCAGGTTAAAAGAGCCGGCACGTACAAAGCACTAAATAGATTGATACAAGGCACAGCTGCTGATCAAACTAAAAAAGCCATGGTTGATGTTTATGAAAAACTTGGTATAGTACCTCTCATACAGGTGCATGATGAATTGAACTGTAGCGTTAAATCTGATAAAGAAGCAGGAGATATAAAAGACATAATGGAAAATTCTATGAAATTGCAAGTACCATCTAAGGTTGATTTTAAAATTAAAGCTAACTGGGGAGATGCAAAATGAGTACATATAGACAACAAGGAAAAGCAAGAGCTGCTAATAAAAAGCAAGGTTTTGCAATAAATACGGAGCAAATGGAGTATGAAAGACGTAAAATTCTTGAACAAATGTCTAGTAATATGTCGCCAAATAAAAAACAACTTAATAACATGGCGGCAGTTGCTGCCACAAAAGAGCCAGAATACTTTGATGAAGAAGGAAACAAAAAAGAACCAACACTTCGCATCTTATCACTCGGGGCCGGGGTTCAGTCTTCGTGTCTCGCACTCATGGCGCAAGAAGGATTAACTAAACATAAACCAGACTACATGATCTTTGCAGATACTGGGTGGGAACCTAGATTTGTATACGAACATGTAGAATATTTAAAGAAAGCAATAACGATTTGTCCGCTGATTACTGTGGAGAGAAGTAGTATCCGTGAGGATCTTATCAAAGCAGCGAACCCAGAACCAGGGTCTAGAGAAGAGGAAAAGTCGTTTGCTGGACGTGTACCAAACCCACCGTTGTTTGCTGCACGTGAAGGTGGACGTGTAGGGATGCTTTATCGCCAGTGTACACATGACTATAAGGTAATCCCTATACAAAAAAAGATTAGAGAAATCTTGGGCGTAAAGCCAAGACACAGAGTTAAAAAAGGAACACTTGTAGAACAGTGGATTGGTATATCTACTGATGAAGCCATGCGTATGAAAAAAGCTAGGCTTCCTTGGTTGGAATCACGTTGGCCTTTAATAGAAATGAAGATGTCCCGTATGGATTGTCTTCAGTGGTATCGTGATATTAAAAAGCATCCAATGCCGGGTAAATCATCTTGTATTGGATGTCCATACCACCACAACGATCAATGGAAAAATATGCAAAAAAATTATCCTGAAGACTGGGAAGATGCATGCGAAGTTGATGATCTAATTAGAAATGGATTAAAAAATTCAGAAGCTAAATTATATCTACATAAATCAGCTAAGCCTTTAAGAGAAATAAATTTCTTAGAGCCTAAAAAACAACAGTCTTTATTTGGTGAAACATTTGATGAGGAATTTGCAGATGAGTGCGAAGGACTTTGCGGTGTATAGAAGGAGAGTATAATGAAACCGGAAATTGAAAAAAGAAAAAAAGCATTAGAAGATCAACATAATGATGTTGCTCAAAAAATAACCCAAGGTAAAAATGCATTAGGCAATTTAGAAGCAACTTTAATGGGATTGAAGGGTGCTATTTCACAAATTGATTGGGTATTAGGATTATTTGTTGACGAAAAAGAAAGAAAGGACAAATAATGGACGTTTGGGACCCTAAGGATAAAACGACGGTTTTCAGCCAAATAAAAGATGCCATAAGTGGCCCGGTATCGGGGTTTAAGCGGATGACCCGGGTGATTCTATGGGGGAGTTTGAGCATTTTTTACTTCTTTATCTTCTTTTTACTGCTTTCAGGATGTTCGTACATAAAAAGTGGTGGAATGCAAGATGACAATGAAATAATTATAACTGATTTACCTCCTTTTGAGGAAAAACAAGAAAATGTAATTGCGTGTATAAAAATGGAGGAGGCGTGTGGTGACTAAATTTATTTTACAAAGCTATAAAGAGAAAAGAAAAGTATATCCATATGAAGAAACAACAGCATACTATTATGGGCCTAAAGAAAGTTG